TGTGCCAGACAGTTTTCCAGTCGCATCAATAACGACAATATGCAATTCATCATTTGCCGAATTACGTGCTGAAGCATACGCTGAAGTAGCTGGTGTTGAATCGAATTCGTCTTTGTATTGCCAAGCTGAGTAGCCGTTAGCTCCTACAATAGAAACTTTGATGGAATTTCCTAAAGTTCCTGGATATTTTGCATGAAATTGCACAGCCGAATTGGCACTGTGATTTTGATAATAATCATCTTCATTTTCGATTAAAACTGCGGTGCCTTCGTTTTTAGCATTTAGTGCGCCAGTGCCCACTGCACGAACGACTTTAAGGTCGCTACCGTATGCCAAGAAGTTTGCGGCAACGAAAAATGCATTTGCCGAATTTGAGTCTGGTTTGCCGAATCTGTCAACTAATTGAACTTCATTAGAAATCGTAACGATTGTGTTCGCTGGACCCCATGAAAAATCTCCGGCAATACCACCAACTGTAGTTGCAACAGAGGGAACAACTGTCGTCAAATCTACTTCGGAGATATTAACTCCTGGTGACAATTGAAAAGCCATATTGTGTTCTCCTTATTATTTTTATAGAACTAATTCTAGTATTTCTATTTATGTTTTTACAAAACTGTGTTTAAGTATCCTCGATTAGACACAGTTGTCCAGAGGTCTTGTCCATCAGATTCTTTTTCTTCTTCTAAACCATCATTTAGTTCACCAATTGGTAACATTTCTTCTTCAAGTTGCAGGTTTCTTTCATCTAAAAGTCTCTGTCTAACATCAGAATTTGTAATTTCCTTGAAGTAACTTTGTGCAGTTAACCAAGAAAACAGAACCAAAGTCATTACGATATCATCATTGTTACCTTCTTCCGCTTTGTATGTGTCCTTATCTCTAACAAAAGTGTTGAATTCTGCTATAGTGTCAAAGTCGTTGGTTATTAACTTGTCGGTTTCTATCAGAGTTTTAAGGTTTGCACATCCAATTTTCTTAACAGTTTTTGATGTTTTGACACCATAAGCCGCTCCTTTTTTGAAACCGGATGAAATGTGTTGTCCCTTAATTTCATGGTGTTCAATACGAAAAATGTTTTCATACTCAAGTTCATAATGCAAAATATCCACAACCTGCTGGCCAACGCTTTGAGTTTCAATCAAAACGAAAGCGCGATTGTATCTGTTTGCTATGTTATACAGGTATGTAGGAAATATTAATGGTGACGTTTTATTGTCTCTAAATTTTGCTACGTGTTTGTAAGGTATCTCAGTAACGTCTACCACTGAGCAAACTGTGTAATCAAGACCAAGACCTTCTGCACAATCTACAACAGCAATGTAAGTATGTCCTGGTTTAGGTTGCTCATAAATCTGTACAAATTCTTCACTATAAGCTGGACTGTTAAACGCCAACATCTTCAACTTAGCACCAGGTATCAACGTTGAAGATGAACCAATGAACTCACATTCAAACTCTTGGCGGAACTGTTCTTCACTGGTGTTTCGAATCGTTTCTTCTCGCCAATTTTCGTCACGGCCTGGTACCATCGACCAGTGAACTTCGAAAGGTGAGTACAGAGAACGTTTTTCAACTGCGTCAGTCCACATTTTATAGAACTGATTTAATCCATGCGGAGTTGAAACGATAATAACCTTTGTCGTTTTACCTGATGAAATAACTGGGTATGTAGAAGTAAAGAATTCTGCCGCAATGTTTTGTGGAACGAAAGCAAATTCGTCCAAGAAAACTAAGTTGTAAGTTCCACCACGAACACCAGATGCATTGGTTGCATATGCAGATATTTCGGAACCGTTTTCTAATACAATGTTACCTTTGTTCCATTCCAAAATGCCCTGTTGCATCCAGATTGGGAGATATTCATAGGCATACTTGATTCTTCCGAGAATGTCTCGGGCTAAGTCACCTTTGTTAGCTAAGATAGCAATCTTGTAGTCATCATTGAAAAGAACGCACCACAGCATATAACCTGCAACCGTGGTCGTCTTACCAACCTGTCGAGGCATCTTTGCAATAGAGAAACGATTGATGTGAAAACCCTTGACCATTTCCTGCTGGAAAGGCCACATCTCAAATGGAACAAGACCGCGGTCTACGTTGACGATTTTTACATACGTCTTGATGAAATATACCGGGTCTTTAATGCACTTAGTAATCTCAATTAATTGTTCCTGTGAATATTCAAACTCAACACCGGAACGTTTTAATTTTGGATTACCGTTATAACCACCTACACTCATTACTTAATAATACTCTTTAACATCCAGTCATGTTTCTTATGAGCATCGATTCTACCAGCAATATAGTCGGCTAAACCTTGCTCATTGAAATTATCAGCTAAACTGAATGCAGTTTTTAACGTTTCTAAAATTATTTGATTGTCGGTGATGAGTTTGCCAAACATATCTGGAGGGGTTGGAAATCCAATTTCATCTTCAATGTCGGATAGCTCTTGAAAACGGGCGAAGGAACCTGGTGCATAAGAGCCGAGGGCACGAATTTCTTCTGCTGTAACGTCAATAGAGGAGTAAACTTCTTCATAAAGTTTTCCTAAAAAATCATGGTATTGTGGAAAATTAGGACCTTCCACATTCCAATGGTAGTTTTGAGCCTTGATTGTGAATGCATATGAATCAGCTAAGACTTTTTTCATTAATTCAATTAGAGTTTCCATTTAATTTTCCTGTTTAATTTGTTTGATTAAATCTCTGGTAGAACCAACAAAAACTGCCTTATCAACATTAACAATTGTTTCTTCTTTTCTTGGTAACAAATCGTTTTTCTTCTTTTGTAATTCCATCAAATCTTTATTAATATCTGACATATTCTTTATTAGAGTTGCCGCCACTTCAAATGCTCTTGGGTGCTGTGTAGCTTTTGCAACTTGTAAAATGTCATTCACTGCAACTTGACCCTGTTCTGCTAATGTTCTTATGTTCTGTCTAGCAAAAATAAAGTCATCTTCAGCCGTAGATATCGGAACTAAATCTGCATCTTGCTGGTTTATAGGCTGAATATCAAATAACTTTGATAAGTTTTCATCTGTTTTCTTCATGATAATGTGTTAGGGAATTCCGTTATAGTTTCTGTGAATCCGAAATCGTCAGATGCATTTGCGCTTGCTGGGTCAGGAGTCGTAACTATAGCAACAGTTTTTAATGGATTCAAATCTACAGTATCAACGGTATATGTTGCATTCGAATAGTCACCAATAACAATATCGTTTTCTTCCAAAAGCTCATTCAAGTCTGATACTATCAAAGTGCCTGTGCTGTTATTCGCAAAGTATGTTACTGTTCCTGTTACGTTTCGTTCAGGTACTCTAATTGTTTCACCAGTTGTAAACACACCAGAACCATTTGCACTGTCAACATATACTTTTTGATATAGAGTATTTCTACTATCGATAAAAATGTTTGTGTTAGCCTGTTCAATTAATCCTACATTACTTACCGGAGGGAAGATATAACCTTTAATAGTAAAATTTAAATTCCAGATAATCAATCTTGTGGTCGAAAAGTCACCTTCATAATCTATTTCTGGACTAACTGAGTTTAATGTGACTGGCATATCATATTTGCGAGCCACTTTAGGAACAAGGTCTACTGTGATTGTAAAATCTGGAGTAAAGAAAGGTAATATTTGTTCCAATATTTGAGTTCCATCTTCCTGATTACGAACATAAATGCTCAAATCAAATTCAAAGTTATATGGAACAGGTGCATATTGTCCAGAGACAACACCAGTAGTATCGTTTATACCAAAATTTCTATTGATGGTGTTAAACTTTCTGGTCGAATCATAAGACAATCCAACCATATCGAAAGACATTCTTGGTACATATGCATTGATTGACTTTGTTAATGATGGGTCTGAAGTCAATCTGGTCAGATATTTTTCTTTGGCTCCGTAAGATAATGGCACGCGAGTTTTTTCATACTCAGTTGTTCCGGCTACATTGTATCTAACAAGAACAATATCATTAAACATTGTTCCAAAAGCAACGACTATTTTTCTTATAGTTCGGTTGTAAAAATGGTTATTACCTAACATTATGCTTCACCAAATGGGTTTGCTTCCGTGAAATCTATGATTCCGTCAGCCTCAGTTTCAATTCTTACGTTGTCAGAAATGTCCTCAAACACATCATTGCCAACTTGTGTTGAAGTATCGAGAGTGATTGCACTTCTCAATGCACTACTTGTATTGCCATATACATTACCAGTTGCAAAGTTACCTTGCACTCTGATAACATTTATGTGAGTGTGTGGTACATATGAATGTACGATAGCTTGAGCATTTGCGGATGCAAAAGAAGAACCTTGGTATATAATTTCTCCAGGAATAAACGACCCGGTACCCGCAGGGAATACTGTATTGTTTGCAAGAGGAATCTTCGAACGCTTATACTCATCAAATGCTTGGTCGTCAACTTCAGTGACACCAGTTGAAATAATTTCTTCACTGAATACGTATTGTTTTAATTTCAGTGCATAGACATAAACGTTACCGCCACGACCTCTACCCAATGTATAGAACATTGCTTGGTCATTTTCATGTTCAACAAATGTTATTTCAAAAAAGTTCTGTACAAGAGGCACATAAACCAAGTCACCTTCTCTTGGTCTTGTCAATGATGTACCCAACATCGAGAATCTTCTACGTGACATTAATAATGTTATCTCATCACGAATTTCTAATCCAAATTTAGAGATGAAGTCTCCTTCTCCGTCCATGCCAGTAACGTTTTCCAAATACATTTCGATTCCGAATGCACTACGATATTCTTTTAGTGTATCTTCACCGTAAAGCATATCAACTTGGTCACGACTTGTTCTAGGCATATAATAAACATCCATGCCATGAATCTGCATAGCTTCAATCACCAAATCTTCGACCAGCAATTGTTCGCTGGTTATCTGGTGTTGCGGAAAGTTATTGAAATAGAAATTTGTCGGCATTATTAACCCATGAAGATTTCGCTAGGCATCGATTGCGTACTCTTAATATCTTCTTCTAGTTTTTCTAATTCTTCAGAAGCTTCATCGTATATTTCTTTGCCGTTTAGTGTAACGCCACCAGGCATTGCAATTCCACTAAACTTCTTCATATTGCTACCCCACTGCTGTTTTATTTTAGCTGTTGCATATGCTTTCAGGAATCTATCGTTCCACACATCTGCGTAGCCTGAGATTGTTACCGATTGGGATGATTGTGAAGAAGTAAAAGAAGAATTAACATTTAATGACGTATCACTATTAATGTCAACAACTCTCTTTGTTTGTGAATTAATAGTTATTTCATCGTTGATTGAAACTTCTTGTGTGAATACTGTGCCTGTGCCAGTAACAACATTTGAGGTATTACTTATTGCGGCAGTTCCTGTTAGTGTAACGGTGTCGGGAGTAACCGCACGATAACACTCAATAATAACCCATTCACCGACTTCAACATCTCTTGTCCAATCAATGTCAAGATGCAATCTGTTCATCTTTCGATTGAAACGAATCTGTGGTGTTCCAGAGAATAATAGATTCAATGTTCTAATATGTTGCATGGTTATCTCATATGACACATACGAAACAGATGTAAAGTCATACAAATCATGCAGGCGCAGTTGATAGCGCAAGTCAAACATATTTACGGATGAACTTGACTGGTCAAAAGGTAAGACACCTGTAATAAACATTACAGCATCGGGACAATAAATCCATTGACGGTCAATATCTTCTTGTTTTATCTGGTGCTTGAGGTACATTTGTTGTGTACCGTCATAATGATAGTCGTAAAAGAAGTTTAACGCATCGTCAATTCTATCATCGACCTGGTCATCATCCACGTTTATTTGAATAACTGGATGACCTAGCTTGCGTAAGCAGTAGTCTTTAAATTGCGCTCTAGTTGTAGGTTTGGCCATATAGAATACCCATAGTTTTATGGGTTATTTATACTATTAGGACACCAGTTTTTGAATTGTATTTTTTGGATGGGTCAAACATTTTGAAACGTTCCCAACCAGGTTCACCTTCTTCAACTCTTTTTCCTTGTGAGTAGAAACCAATATGCTCAAGCATATTACTGCCGTCATCGTTCTTTAAAATGGCCATTTTCATGTCATATTTGTTTTTAAAATATTTCATTACTGGCCACTCAGCAAGATTGCAACCTTCTGTTTCTGCTATCGGTTCTTTTGTGACCCAAGCCGGATATAACGAAGCCATAGTCCAAAAATAATCATCGCGGATATCATATCGGTAACCCTTAAAAAATTTATCTTTATCTGAGACTTGTGGCTGGTTCAATTCGAAATCATACCAAGGATTTCTTTTGATGTTGATTTGGCAAAACTCTTTGTTTTCTTCCAAGAAATCAATCAAGTCTTGTATCTTTATCGGTTGATTAAAGACAACATCATCCTCATGGTGCCAGATATAATCATAGTCTTGTGTTGCAAGATATGACCAAAGTTCTGTCCATGTCGGAGTTAAACCTAAGTTTGTTTCGTGCAATACACCTTCGTTGAAGCCGTATTTTTTTGCTATTTCAACAATCTGGCTGTCATCACGACCTTGAGGATAGTCATCAATAAAAATACCATAAACCTCATGCTCACCGAAATCAATATATTTCTGATGAGATTCTAATGTGGGTATTAGAAACTCAGGTCTATTGGTCGAAAAAATTACTCGACAAATTTTCATTAGTATTCAGTATTCAAAAAGAAAACTTGGAAAAGTCTACCGTCTTGAATATCTTTACCAAAGTAATCTAAAGAAGTGTGGTAGATATCGCCTCGATACAAAACAACTCGGTTGTAAACGTTACCGATTCTGTCGACCATTTCCCACTTTGTTATATCTTGTGTTTCACCATCAAGAGATTTACGCATATCATACATTGTGTTTCTCTCTTTGTGTTTAAAGAGTCCAGTACCACCAGACAGTGGTGCATTGGGAGTTAGATAACAAACACCTGCCCATGTATTATAATTGTCAACGTGCATCCAACTTCTATCTAAAGCGGTGGTGTATTGAAAACTGCCGGTTCCACCTTCTTCTTCATACCAATCAAGAATTTTACCACCAAAAGGCTCAATTATCTTTTGTAAGCCTTCTTTCGTGCTTTCGTTTAGGAAAGATATTGTTCTTTTACCTGGAAAATTTTTTTCTACTGTATATTCTTGTTGTAAAGCGAATGCTCTTACATCGTCTGGATTAGAATAGAAATCATCAATAATGATAACGTTTGTTCTCACATCATCTCCACTTTGGACCGTCAAACCAAATTGCTAATGAATGTCTTTTACCTTTTGTCACAGGTGATGCCGAATGAAATACAAAAGAAGGAATGAATATTGCTGTTCCTCTTTCTCTTATAACTTCTTTGTTCGGAGCTTCTGTAACATCATAAAGTCCAAAATCACCACCCTCATATTCATTTGGGTCCGTCAATTGAATAATGCAGGTTAATTTGCGATGGTAAAATGGGTCACCATTCATCCAAAAAACATCTTGGTGTGTTTTATATTCACCTTGTTCTTCAGATGAATACTCAGCGAATTGCATATAATCTAATTTTGTAATATGAAAATTGAACCAATCATTGTTGGCTTCGATTGCTAATTTCCATGCCTTATCAAACAAAAATTCCAAATTTGGATTTTCTGTTTTACGTATAAAGCGAATATCACTGCGGCGGTACGATTCGTCTTTTATTGGGGTATCTGGACCCATGACTGCTCTTTGAGAAGGAATTTTCATTCCCTCTCTTAGAATTAAATCGCATTCGTCTGGAGTGAATATGCTCTTAAAGAAGCACCACTCGCCGCGCATCAATTCAACACTTTGTCAGACAAAGGGCCTTGTAATTGATTTGAATTTGG